CATGCAACGGATCGGAGACTTGCAAACTGGGATCAAGGATTCGCCAACTGGCTCAGAAAGGCCGTCAAGGATGGTGACGTTGGCCCCAACTCAAGGTCACGGCGAAACAGCGTCAACGGCTCTGCCTTCGATTTCTGAGGAGCGACGCGAGGCGATACGTCAGAGCCTGATCGGGCCGCTTTCCGCGATGACCGGTTTCGCGGCAATGTCTGAGTCTGATCGCCGCGAGGCTGGTCGGTTCTGGATCGAGGCCTTGGCGGAATACGAGCCGGAAGAAATCCGCGCCGCGTTCCGGGCATTCACGCGCACGGGGAACAAATACCCGAACCCGCAAGCTATCGTGGCCTTGATCTTGGATGCGAGGAAGCTGCGGGCGGTGAAACCGGTGCAGGACCGCGCCGCTTATTGGGCCGATCAGATCAACGCGGGCAGGCCGATTTCCCGCTTTTCTGTGACGCCTACGCTATGCGAGGAAATGGCAGAACGCGGTCTGGTTTCGCGGGACATTTTGAGGGAGAGGGGGCTGGGATGACCGCACACTTGCCAGCATATTTTCGGCACGCCGCCCGACCGGCATTGCAGATTGTTGAGGAGGTGGCTCAGAAATACGAACTGTCGGTCGATGACCTGTTAGGGCCATGCCGCAAGCGCCATATCGCGTGGCCGCGTCATGAAGCTTGGCTTCGGGTGTTTGACGAAACAAAGTTTTCGTGGGCAGAAATGGAATTGATTTTTGGCAAAAACCGTGAAACAATACGTCACGGGGTGGATGCCGCAATTTTCCGCATCAAGGAAGGACTAATGGCATGAACAGCCTGACAATCGCAGGAAACGTGGGACGTGACGCAGAACTGCGCGCCACCCAAAACGGAAAGAAGGTTGCCAAGTTTACGGTGGCCGTTGCTGGTCGTCGCAAGGATGATCCTGCAACATGGTTTGATTGCAGCCTGTGGGGCGACCGCGCCGACAAGCTGGCGCAGTATATCCGCAAGGGCGACCGGATCGCGGTGGTCGGCGATGTTTCGGCGCGGGAACACAACGGCAAGGCATATCTGCAAGTCAATGTCCGCGACGTGACATTGATGGGCGGCAACAAGCGCGACGACAAGGCGTCCTCGCAGCAATCCCAACCTGGCGGCAATGCCTATGGGGCCAGCACGGGCGGTCTTCCTGACATGGATGACGAGATACCTTTCGCTGCTGAGGTGCGCGCATGACATCGCTCAACGACATCCAAGACCTCTACGCATCCAAACTAGCAGAGGCAGCGGTGCGCGAGAACGCCGCCGCCCGCCGCGCTGGATACATCCGCCACACGGGCAGGCCGTGGTCCGCTGACCCAGATCGTTACACGCAATACCGCGACCGCGCCGCGCAGGAAATTCTGGACGCGCTGCAAAGCGGGCCTCTGTGCCAGGTCGAGCTAATCCCGCTAGTGCGAGGCAATAAAAGCCTCTTGGCGTCAACGCTGCGGATCATGGTTGCCGAGGGCAAAATAACGAAGGACCAGCGGCGGACGGGCAAGAAATACCTGTATCGGCTAATTGATGGAGATTGACATGAATGAAGAATACAAAACCCTTCGCAACATGACGGACGCCGAGATTGGCGCGCTTGTGCGGGCGAAGAACGACGGGAAGGTGATTGAGGTTGTGGATAGTTTAAACGGCGCTTGGGTGCCTGCACCTATGCCTGGTTGGCATCCTCACGCTACCTACCGCGTCCACCTAGAACCTAAGCGGGAGACGGTGACGCTGCATGGCAGTGTAACAGACGAAGTGTGGGGTGGCGGCACGACGGAATTTGACACCCATCGCATCACCTTTGACCTGATCGACGGCGAGCCAGAATGCGGCAGCGTTAAGATGGAACCGTTGTAATGCTCCAGCCGTCGGGAAACTTGTTGCGAGCGCAAAAACCAGTATAAAAGGAACGTGCAGGGCACTGCCGATGAGTGTGTCCGTAGCGCCATGCGTCAACGGCGGGGACGAAACGCCCGCCAACATAAACCGCTTTTCTGGCGGTGTCAGGGACGGAAGTTATAAGCCCGTAGAGCGTTTCAAACGCCACCTGACACCCCCTGAGACGCGGAGCGCCTGCACGCTTCTGGATTGGGCAATTCCCGGTCGAGCGCACCCAGCAGGATAGCCGCGGCAGATGTAGCTGATCTCGCCGCGTCTCAACATGCAGCGCCTTATGGTCCGCCCAGAGGCACCCCGGTATGGCCTACGGGCCTGCCGGGATTTATTCAGGGGGCCTTCGGGCGGTCACGCTGCTAAAGCTTCACCGGGACGTGACACACGCCCTACCCGGTGGGGCAACCTTAACAAGCGCCGCTCAATGTCATATATTGCGGGCACAGCAACAAGGCACACGGTGACCCATGCCCTGCAAGAAAGGCCGCAAAGGTGGCAAGCGCAAGTAAGCAGCCAGTCAAGTATTCCGACAAGGTATTCGCGGAAATCTGCGAACAGATAGCGCAGGGCCGGTCACTGCGGTCTATTTGCACCGCAAGAAATATGCCACATGTCGGGACAGTCATGCGGTGGCTTGCTGAAGATCAGGATGGGAAACGCCGCGAACAATACGCGCGCGCGCGCGATGCTCAAAGCGACGTAATCGCCGATGAAATTCTGATGATTGCTGACACCGAGGAGGACGCCCAAAAAGCCCGCGTAAGGATTGACGCGCGCAAGTGGCTGGCAGGCAAGATGAAGCCCAAAGTCTACGGCGACAAACAAACAGTCGAGCATCAAGGCGGCCTGAGCATCAACCTGGTGGACAACTTTGTCACTGACAATTCCGAATGACTGGGAGCCTCGCGCTCACCAGCGAAACCTCTACAACAGCTTTGGCCACGTCAAGGCTTACCAGCGCGGCTGCGCTGTCTGGCATCGTCGCGCGGGGAAGGATAGCTGCGCGCTGAACCTCACCGCCCGCGACATGTTCAAGCGCGTGGGCACCTATTGGCACCTTTTCCCGGAGCAGACCCAAGCCCGCCGCGCGATTTGGAACGGGATCGACCGCGAGGGCAGGCGGATCATCGACCAGTTTCTGCCGCCCGAGGTGCGAAAACGCGAAAACGGGCAGGAGATGCTGATCGAGACGGTGAACGGCTCAATGTGGCAGATGGCCGGGTCGGACAATTACGACAGCCTGGTCGGCTCAAACCCGATTGGCGTGGTGTTCTCGGAATGGTCGCTGGCTCACCCGGAGGCGTGGGACTACATCCGCCCGATCATCGTTGAAAATGGCGGCTGGGCGCTGTTTATTTACACGCCGCGCGGCAGGAACCACGGGTATCACACGTTTCAGCACGCGGGCGAAAGCGACGAATGGTTTTGCGAGCGGCTGACCATTGACGACACGGGCATCGTGACGCCGGACCAGATCGCGCTTGAGCGCCAGGCTGGCATGTCCGACAGCAAAATAGCGCAGGAGTTTTATTGCAGCTTCGAAGCGGCTGAGGACGACGCGGTCATTCCGGTCGATCTGATCGACGCGGCCATGAAGTCGGAAATTGAAACATCGGACACCGCGCCGGTCGTCTGGGGCCTAGACGTGGCCCGCCACGGGGACGACAGCAGCGTGCTTGCCAAACGCCAAGGTGCGGTGATCGACAAGCTGAAGGTGTGGAACAAGCTGGACCTGATGCAGCTTGCGGGCGCGGTGAAGCTGGAATGGGAGCAAACCCTTCCGCGCCACCAGCCCGCCGAGATTATCGTGGACAGCATCGGCCTCGGTGCTGGTGTGGTGGATCGCCTGCGGGAACTTGGCCTTCCGGTGCGCGGGCTCAACGTCTCAGAGCGGCCCAGCGTGGCGGAGACTTACCTCAACCTTCGCAGCGAACTGTGGTTCAAGACCCGCGACTGGCTGGCGGGCCGCGACGTGCGCCTGCCCAAGGATGACCAGCTATTCCTGGAACTAAGCGGCCCGCGCTACACCTACACCAGCAACGGCAAGATCCAGGTCGAGAGCAAGGAAAGCATGAAAAAGCGCGGGGTGAGGTCGCCTGACCGTGCCGACGCGGTGTGCCTGACGCTGGCGGTTGACTTCACGTCGCTGGCCTTCGGTGGCCGGTCGGATTGGAAAAAGCCGCTCAAACGCGGGATTAAAGGCGTCGTCTAGCCCTATCCTAGCCAAACACCGCAAGATATGGTAAAACGGCACCACATCGGCACGGGAGCAGAGAAATATGTCCAAGCGCGGCAGCGTTCAGGCAAGCGGCGACGGCAGCAACAAGCCTGGCGGCAGTGGACCGTCCGGGGGTTTTTCGTCTGACGGCAAGGACTTCAGCGGAAGCAGCGGGGGCAACCTCCCCAACCGGCCCGGTGGAGGTTTCTTTACGCCGGGGCGCATGATCGGAGGCGCGTTGGGTGGCCTTGCCTTCGGGCCTATCGGTGGCATCCTGGGCGGCATTCTTGGCAACCAGATGGGGCGCGGTCGCTACGGCTACACAGACGCGCAGGGCAACCGCGTGTCTGCCGCGCGCGACATGTTTGACGGCGGCGGGCCGGGCCGTTATGGCGACAGGTTCCAAGGTGGCCCGTTTTCTGGCCTGCTCAACGCCGTCGGCGCCCGCCCGGCAGGCTATCGCGCCCGTCAGGAGGCAGCGGGTCCAGATATGGGCATGGCCGAGGCAATGGCCGCGCCTGCGATGACAGGCACCACGCCAGCGACCACGGTTGCGCCGACAATCCCGCCCGTGACGACCACGCCGTCTAATGCCTTCCCCGGCATGTATGTCAGTAATTACATGTCCTGGCTCTCGCCCAGCGAGAACCCGGCTTTCGCTGGCAGCGGGATGACGCCCGCGACCAACTACGTCCCGATGCGCGACCCGACCAACCCGACCACTGGCGTAATGCCCGCCGATCTGGCTCCGGCTTATGGCCCGCGCCTGACGCCGGAAATGCAGCGCGCGATGCGGTCCATGCCCGCAACAGGTCAAGCGCCGACCACGACAGGCCAGGCACGGCCCACACCCGCTGATCGAATGACAACCATGTCTCAGCGCGCGTTGAACCCGATGGTGAGCGGCATCTTGGGCGGCGCAATGGGTGGCCCTGCCGCTGGATTAGTGAACAGCGGGATGTTGAACCGCCTTCCGGCTGAGCCTTTCTCGCAGCAAGGCGTTACGCAGCCGCCCGCGCCGTCCACAATGGCCTCGCCCTTCGGGACGCGCGCCTTGACGCCTTACGAACAAATGCAAGCCCGCGCCGCTGGCCGTGGGATTACCTATACGCAGCCGGGTTCGTTGCGTCCTATGGGGCGCTAAATGGAACCGCTGCTCGACCTGCCAATTGACCAGTTTTTCGGCGCTCTTGACGAATTGGGGATAGACCCCGAGCGCCGCTCTGACTTGCTGCGCGAATACCGGCGGCGCAACAGCGCATTTTCCCCAGTTTATGGCCTTCTGGATAGCGTGGCTGGCGAGGATGCAGGGGAGGGCATGGAGCGGGCCACTTTCGCCCCTGTGTCGCGCCCTGCGGGCATGTCTGTTGCGGATGCGGTGCGGTCTGGTCAGGCGCAGTTTGCCGTGCCTCAAGGCTTGCTGGACGTTGTTGGTGGCGTTGCGCAGGCGGTTGATGCCCCGGCGTCTGCGGCGCGCGGGTTGATCCCTGCGGATGACATGACGGGCGAGGCGTTGAACCTTGCCGGGATGGCGCAGTTGGGCGGCGCTGCCATGCCTGCCCCGCGTGGCGCGCTGCGGTCTGCGGCTCTTGGCGCCGCTGATGATGTGATGGAAACCCCCGCCCAGCGCGTTGCTCGCCTTCTGCGCGAGGGCCGCGCTGACGAAGTGACCGACGACCTGATGGCGCAGGCTGACCCGCAGGAGATGTTCCGGCTGTATGAGGCTGGAGAGACTGGCGCGGATATGCCGCTGGACGAGGCAAGCCGGATGGCGCGGGCGCGGGAAATGGGGTTCGATACGGGGACGCCGCTGTATCATGGGACGGGGGCTGATTTTCAAGCTTTCGATTTGGACCAAGGTTGGTCCGGGTCTGGTGCCCAGATCTACGGCGAAGGGGTTTATGTTTCCGACAGCCCGCTCGTCTCGCAGGAATATGGCGGCACGATAATGCCGATTGTCCGTGACACTACTGGCCATCAAATAGACTGGGACATGCCGCTGGCAGGGCAGCCGCCAGCAATCCAAGCCGCTGTTAGGGCTGAGGACCCGACTGCAAGTGGCATGTCGTCGGGCTTTGACCTGATGCAGCGTGTTTCTGGAATGCAAGCCACGCCCCATAATTCAGCGGCAGACCGCGTTGCCACAAGGGCAGCGCAGGTTTTGGGGGACTATGGCGTCACCAGCGCGAGGTTTGGCGAAAGGATGGGGGCGAGCAATTATGTGGTTTATGACCCCATCAACATCCGCAGCCTCTTCGCCCGTTTTGACCCCCGTTTGTCGCACCTTACCAACCTAAACGCCGCCAACATTGACCCGCTGACGGGCGCTGCCGCAATAAGCGCGTCACAGCAGAATGACCCGCTTGCCAATCTCAGAGCCTACATTTCCGCCGCTGGCGGTGTGCTTGGCCGATAGGAGCCGCCGATGTATTCCGAAGACAACGACCTGACCAACGAGGTCAACGCCCTCATCAACCCCGACTATATGGACGAGGACGAACTGCAAGGCATCGTCGGCAACGAGATCGACGACGCGGTTGACTTCATCGACAACATCGTCTCGCCCATCCGCGCCAAGGCTACGGAATACTATCGCGGCCTGCCCTTCGGCGACGAGGAAGATGGCCGGTCGCAGGTGGTCAGCTATGACGTGCGGGATACCATACAAGCCATCTTGCCCAGCCTGATGCGTATTTTCATGTCCTCGGACTACATCTGCGAGTTTACGCCGCGAAACCCCGAAGACGTGCCGATGGCTGAGCAGGCGACGGAATACGTCAACTACATCTTCAACCGCGACAACGACGGCTTCATGGTCTTGCACAGCGCGTTTAAGGACGCGCTGGTGCGAAAGGCGGGCATCGTCAAGTTCTATTGGGATGAAAGTTACGACACCGAGACGACCGAGATGACCGGCCTTGACGACGCGGCGCTGGCGACCCTATCGGCTGACCCGCTTGTTCAGATCGACATGACCAAGAGTTATGAGGCCCCGGAAATCTTGCCGCCCGGCGCTGCGGAAATGGGCATCCCGGTGCCGATCCTGCACGATGTGCGGGCCACGCGCCGCTTGCCCAAGGGCCGCGTCAAGATTGAGGCACTGCCGCCCGAGGAGTTTCTGATCGACCGGCGGGCGAAGTCTATCGCCGACGCTGACTTCGTGGCCCATCGCCGGGTGGTGACTGTCTCGGACCTGACCGCGATGGGTTACGACTTCGACGAGGTTTCGCGGCTGGCAACCGATACGGACGAACTGGACACCAACGTTGAACGCTACACCCGCAACCCGGCGCTGGTGGACAATCGCGGCGACCGATCCGACCCGGCCATGAGGAAGGTCAGCTATATCGAGGCATATGTGCGTGTGGACCGCGACGGCGACGGCATCGCGGAACTGCGGAAGGTCTGCGTGGCGGGCGTCGGCAACAAAATCCTGAGCGATGAGCCGTGCGACATGGCACCCTTCGCCGCGTTCTGCCCCGATCCTGAGCCGCACGATTTCTTTGGCATGTCCGTGGCCGACACGGTGATGGACATTCAGCGGATCAAGTCTGTCATCATGCGAAACACGCTCGACAGCCTTTCGCAGTCGATCAACCCGCGCATGGCGGTGGTCGAAGGGCAGGCGTCGATCGAGGACGTGATGAACACCGAGACGGGCGCGATTATCCGCATGAACCAGCCCAACGCGGTGACGCCCCTGACCATGCCTTTCGTCGGCCAGGCGGCTTTCCCGGTCCTGCAATACATGGACCAGATCAAACAATCCCGCACGGGCATCTCGGCGGCCTCTCAGGGGCTGGACCCCGACGCGCTGACCAACAGCACCGCGACAGGCGTCAATGCCACCGTGCAGGCCGCGCAGCAGCACATCGAGATGATCGCCCGGCTCTTCGCGGAAACCGGATTGAAGACCCTGATGAAGGGCGTCTTGCGGCTGGTGGTGCAGCACCAGGACCAAGCCCGCATGGTGCGGCTCACGAACGAATTTGTGCAGCTTGACCCGCGCGGGTGGGATAGCGGCATGGATGTCATGGTCAACGTGGCGCTGGGCCGTGGCACCGATCAGGCGCGGATGGCGATGCTGACGCAGATCGCGCAGCAGCAGCGTGAGGTCCTGACCGAACTCGGCCCGATCAACCCGCTGACCGACCTTCGGAAGATTTACAACACGCTTTCGGAAATCACGACCTTGGCCGGGTTTAAGGACACCTCGCAATTCTGGTCTGATCCGGCTGACTTCCAGCCGCCCCCGCCGCAACCCCCGCAGCCCGACATCAACCAGATGCTCATTCAGGCGCAGATCGCGGAAATTCAGGCCGACGTGCAGATGAAGCAGGCCGAAATCAACCGCAAGCGCGAGGAAACCGAGATCGACGCGGCGCTGAAGGTGCTGGAACTGCAAGCCAAGCAGGAAATGCAGGTCACCGCAGAGCAATTGAAGCGGTCGCGTGAACTGGCAACGCAGGT